GTACTGACCACTGTTAGAAACTTCAGAAGAAGCGTTGTAAGCAGTAGTAGCGGAATTTAGAGTTGCTGTTGAAGAGTAAAGAGCTATTTTAAACTTGTCACCACCAGTTTGTTTGAAATTCATGTCAGCTTCTAAAAGCTGTTTCTTAAATGAATTTGCAATTGCTTGTGTTATTGCCATAGTTTTTTCTCCTTATTGTTTACCTATTCGAGGAACACCTGCTTGGTATTCATCTCGTCTTCGTCTTCCCATTTGTTCTATTGAGAATCCTTTGACTGCCTCTGTGTATTTTTTATCATATAACTGGAGCATGTCAACGGGTCCCTTTAAAAAACCGTAAGCCTCTACTAGGCAAGCATACAATAAACCATTGGGAAATTTCTGACTTAAGTATGTAGTAGCATTTGTACTAGATAATCCCTGCGTTTTCAAGATATAATTTAATTGAATTGTATAAGTAGCATCAGGGGTTGGGGCAAAAACTAAAGTGTCCTCATCCCAATAGCTGTAGTATTTAGGAACCCCTGTCTCTCCTTTGGGGTTATATTCAGCCATAAAATTTGTATCTCTATACTGAAGAAAGTCTCTATTATCTGCAGAAGCTGTGCCATCAGAGTCTACAATTTGAGCAGATCTTACGATTAATAAATCAGAAGGAGTGTCAATAAATCTAGTGTTAAGAACTAAACTAGCTGTTGCATATTTTCTATTATTATCAGAATCTACTTCTCTTAAAATTCTAAGTTCAGCGTCTTGGATAAACCCATTTAAAATAGTATCAGTAAATACATTTGCATTTACTTCTGTGTAATCTTTAATTTTTTGTTTTAATTCTGTGTATGTCATGCTCTATCATTAACAGGTCCAGCTAAACATTGGAACCCGCCTCCTGTTTCTGTGCTGCTTGCAGCACTGATTAAATTAAAAGTAAAACTATTGTTTTGTGTAACCGTTGAAGGTTGACCCGCTTGTGGTACTACTGTTGGAACCATGGTCACGGAGTAAGCTCCGTAGACTTTCGCTCCGTTTGAGTGTGCACTTGCGGGTGTGTTTTTGGGAGTCTGTCCTCTAAAAGGAGCAGCTGTTCCTCGAACACAATTCGATAAAACGTTTCCTGAATTACCATTGTAAAAAATAGTTTCAGTTTCAAACAATCCAGATGTTGCATTTACTTTTTCAATTGCAATGTATCCTTGACTTGGAAATGCAGAAGAGTCTGTTAAAGTTATAGAAATATCTGTAGCAGTAATGTCACCATTTAAAGTTGTCTGTAGTTGCAAAGTAGAAACTGCTACTCCACCTACTGGAGATTTAACATCATAAAATCTTATAAAGTCTCCTGTCTTATAATCACTAAAAGGAAAACTAACTGAAACTTGAGTAGACGCATTAGTCATTGTAAAAGGATTTTTAGGTAAAAAATCTGTAGTTGGAAACTCTGTTCTTGCAGGTCTTGGATGTGGTAATCCTTGAGGATCCGCTGTGTATGGTTTTGGTTCTAACTGTGGTTGTTTAGGTTCATACTCTGAAGTATGAACTCTTGCACCATTCCATTCTTTTACCATTTCAGTATATGGATATGCTAATCCAGATCTGTCTGAAATAAATAATGCGTATTTTCCTTTTGATAAATTTCCCATAGTTATATACTCGGATAATAAGTTTTAGGTGAAATGTAAACACTAGCTGAAGAACCATCTTCTTCTAGAGCTCTAGCCAATTCATCCTCATAAATTAATTTTAATTCTTGTATTCTTGGTTGTGCATATTTCATAGATAGATAATACGTTAATCCTGCTACCATACAAGGTACAAATCGGTAAGGTACATCAGTAGCATTTGTATAATCGCCTGCATCTTGTATTCTTTTTTCGTAATAAAAATTTATAACATCTCCGTTTTGAGTAGAACTTGGAGTTAAATAAATTGTTATCAAAACATGGTCAATGAATCTTTGAACAAAATATTGTGAAGGTTGACCTGTTGCCGTTTTATTTGACAAAGCTTGAAACTGAGATCTGTTAATTTTTTCTAAAGGAGAATCTACATTAGAAGAATTTCTGTAAGACATTTCTAAAATTTCTGTAGCTTGATTTACAAAATTAGTAACAGCAGCTCCATCTGAATGAGTTGCAGCTGTAGTTCCATTAACGCCTCGAGTTACTCCAGTTAATTCTAAAGAACTAAATCCAGTGTAAGAAATATTTTCAGATCCAACATTTATAGTTCCTGAATCAGGCATACGATCTTTTGATGCAATAGTGATTCCAGTAGTTGCGGATGTAGAAGAAATAGCAGCAGTTAAAGTAGTGGTTACTCCATCGGAATTACCATCGGATGTTGCTCTAAAAATTCTATATTCGTTTTTATTAGTTTCTAAAGTAATATTAGTGTTTGCTACTTCCCAAAAATGAAGACCTCTATTTCCCCATTCCTGAAACATTATGTTTAAAGATCTTCGAGCAGTTTTTAAATTATAACCACTCATATCAAATTGACCGAGTCTATTATAAGACTCTTCAATTATTTCATCGATCTTAAACGTTTTGTCAAACGTTGTAGTGCCTGAAGTAACGTTGGCCATTTAGACTCCTACGAATTAGCCCCGCCGCTATGAAAAACAGTGATGGCAGTAATTTGTTCCGTTGTAAAAGTAGAATAAACATCTGTTTTAAATAAAATTGGTGTAGGAAAATTAATTGTCATGTCATGAACATGAGCAGCCTTATTTAATTTTATTTTTGATGTTCCAGTTGCTCCACCATCTTTAAACTCTAATACTCCAGCTACGTTAGGACCAGATACATGAACTCCATATACTCTAGTTCTTCCAGACTGAACAGTTTTAGTTTCCGTAGTGACGTTTGTTGCTACACCATCAATTGATGATCCTGCGTATATACTCATATTTTTCTCCTTAAAATTTATGTGGGCCCGAAGGCCCACATCTAATTATTTATTATACAGGTCTAGCTGAATCGTTCCAGTAGTCTTGTAAGTACGTAGCTTCGATTCTTGCAGTACCAGCATCTGCTGAGTTAGTTACAACAATTGCATATAACTCTATGTCAGTTGCTCCAACTTTCCATCTCTCAGTAGCTGATTGTAGCATTCTCAATGGTCCAATTGCAGTAGCTGCAATGTTATGAGCTGCTGCGATGTCAGTAGCATTGTCTGCTCCATCACCTAAAGCTAAAGTTGATGTACTTGAATTATTCCAAAGTGTTTCAACAAAAATTGAAATACCAATTATTTGTGAGTACGCCGGAATGATCAAGCCAGTAGCAGTAGCTGTAGTGTCATTGTAGTTGATTAAAGTTGGTGCCATTTTTGACACTGCTGTAAAACCAACATTAGCTCTGTCTTGTCCAAGTGTAGTACCTGTAGTGTATTGAATCGTTCCCGATTTTATCGGTCCCGAAAAGGTTGTTCTTGCCATGTTATCCTCCTAGTTTTTCCGAATACTGTCTCTAGGCCGTCGACTATACGCGTCAGTATTCTAATTAAATGTATAGTGGATTATTTATATATTAGTTTTTAGTAGAGTGCAAGAGAGCCTTCAATGTGGAGTGAATTTTTCCAACGATGTAGCTTTTGTTTAAGTAGCTACAGAAACTTGCGGAGCGGCACCATCAATTGTATTCTGCCTGTGAGCAATAGCTGCTTCTTCCAGCTTGATCTTCGTAATGACTTCTCTAATTTTGTCATCAATTCTGACCATATCAAGAGTATATTTACCATTGTCAATATGCTCCTGTTCCCACTTCAACTCCAAGGACCTTTTGTGTTTGTAAAGGTCTTGTATCATTTATAACCTCCTCATAGGTTATTCTGTTTAACGGGCCGAACATTCCCGTCTTTTCCCATTTTATACCTTTATCTCCTAGTTTGTCAAGTATAGCATTTTCTACACTTTCAGTATTATCCTCAGCTAAAACAGTAAATTTAGTGTGATAATCGTAGGCCCAGATATTAATGAGAAGTTTTTTCATGTTTTTCTTTCTTATTTTTAGATTGAGGCGGAACTATGTTCCGCCTCAAAATTATTTATTAACTTACTCCAGGTGAACCGAAAATTCCTCTAAAGTCAGAAACACCAAATTGGTATCTTTCTCTAGCTTTGAATCTTAAGTTTCCAGTATCGAAGTCACCTTCCATCGCTGTCTTGATCGGAGTTCTAATGAAATGTTTCATTCCATTTGGAACATCCGTAATGATGAAGAATGCATTTGGATCAGTTAAGAAATTGTTCACTCTGTAACCTTGAGGAACCATTCCCATTGATCTGATTGCGTTGATATCATTATCAGCAGTTTGAGTTCTGCCTTCTGATTTCATCAATCTTTCAGCTGTAAATTGCAGAGCAGAAGGAATAATCATTCTTACTCCTTTAGCTGCAATTTTTAAACCTCTTTCATCAGTGAAAGCAGCAATGTCAATTAAAGACTGCTCTAATGATGTTTCGTTAAGGTCAGCTGCTGTTGCAAGTGTGTTTGATACAGTACCAGCAATTGTTGGGTGGTTAGTAGCAAATAAATTGCTTCCGTCACCAGAAGTGAATCCACCGCCAAATCCATTAATTAATGGATTAACTGCTTTAACTTGCTTAGTGTTAGCCATAGATCTAGCTAACGCTTTTGTGTATCTGCTTGACAGTCTGTCATACAGGTTATCTTCCACCGCTTCCTCAGTAATCGCGAAAGCAAGAGCCACAGTTTCCATAGTGTATCTTGCAGTGTAAGTTTCTTGAGCATTGTCAAAAACTACACCTGAACCTTCCGGTTTTACTTGAGCATTAGCGAATCCAGATAACATTACTTCCTCTTCGAAAGCTCTGTCTGATGTTTCTGTCGTATAGATCTCAGCATGTTGATTTTCGTATCTTTTGTATTCCAAGCCGAACAGTGCGTTCAAACCTGGCTCTAGTTCTTTAACTAGTTGTCCTCGTGATATAGCCATAATTTAATCTCCTATTCTAACTATTATACGCCAGGTATTTGTTTCAAGAAGTGCTCATTAATCATTACAACAAAGTTAACATGCGATGCAGTTAAATCATTGTTCTTAATGTCTTTTGAAACACCAACTACTTTTAATTGTCCAGTAGTTGAGTTCAAAGTTGAATCATCTAATTCAACACCTGAAAGATGATCATGTGTACTTCCTGCTGCATAAGTGATGTCATAGTTCATGAAAACATCAGTTTGTGCAGACGCTGTCGTGTTGTCTGATTGTATCTCAAATCTTTCATACGGATCTGAAGATACAAA